CAAGGGCACCGGGGCGGTGATCACGCTGCTGCGCGACCGGGCCTTCCTCGCCTCCAGCCTCGGCGGCTTCGCCGACAACCTCTTCACCTTCGGCACGGTCGAATGGACCAGCGGGCCGAATGCCGGGCGGCGGACGGAAGTCATGATGCACGAGAAGGCAGGCAGTGACGTGACGATCACCCTGCTGGGTGAGCCGGTCCGCGCCATCGCCGCCGGGCACGCCTTCACGATCCGGGCCGGGTGCGACAAGCGGATCGACAGCTGCAGCGCCAAGTTCGGCAACGCCGTGAACTTCCGGGGCTTCCCGAACATCCCGGGGCAGGACTCGGTCCTGCGCTATGCCGTCCGCGACTCCGGTCACGACGGTAGCGTGCTCTGATGCCCGCCGATCCGGCCCGCGTGATCGCCGCCGCGCGCGGCTGGCTCGGCACGCCCTACCACGATCAGGCCACCGTCAAGGGGGTCGGCTGCGATTGCCTCGGGCTGGCGCGGGGGGTCTGGCGCGAGGTGGTCGGCCCCGAGCCTTTGCCGGTGCCCGCCTACAGCCGCGACTGGGGCGAGGCCGGACCCTTCGAGGTGCTGGCCGACGGGGCGGGGCGGTGGATGCTGATGGTGCCGGTCGCGGAGGCCGGGCCGGGGGCGCTGGTGCTGTTCCGGATGCGGCGCGGGGCCATCGCAAAGCACATCGGCATCCTGACAAGTGAACGTTCGTTCATACATGCCTGCGAAGGCCTCGGCGTGGTCGAGGAACCGCTCACCCCCGCCTGGGCGCGGCGCATCGCCTTGGCCTTCCTCTTTCCCGCACATTCGGAGACCCTCTGACATGGCGACCCTCGTCCTCGGTGCTGTCGGCTCCGCGCTGGGCGCGGGCTTCGGCGGAACCATCCTCGGGCTGTCCGGGGCCGCCATCGGGGGGCTGGTCGGTTCCTCGATCGGCTCGGTTGTCGACAGCTATCTGCTGGCGTCGCTGACGCCCGGCCAGCGGATCGAGGGCGCGCGCCGGGACGGGCTGCGGATCACCTCTGCGACCGAGGGCACGGTCCTGCCGCGCCTCTTCGGGAGGATGCGCCTCGGGGGCAACATCATCTGGGCCACCGATTTCCGCGAGGAGATCGTCACGACCGAGACCCAGGGCGGGGGCGGCAAGGGCGGTCGCCGGCGCGGCCCGACGGTCACGACGACCGAGTATCTCTATTCCGCGTCCTTCGCGGTTGCACTGTGTGAAGGACCAATTACAGGGATCGGCCGCATCTGGGCCGACGGCGCACCGATGGACATGTCGGGCGTTGTCTGGCGCTGGTATCCCGGCAGCGAAGGTCAGGGTGCCGACCCGCTGATCGCGGCCCGCATGGGGGCCGCCGTCACGCCCGCCTATCGCGGAACCGCCTATGTGGTCTTCGAAGAGCTTGCGCTTGAACGTTACGGCAACCGGCTGCCGCAGTTGTCCTTCGAGGTGTTCCGCCCGCTGGCCGAGGCAGATACCGCCGAGGGGCTGGTCGGTGCCGTGACGCTGATTCCGGCCTCGGGCGAGGCTGCCTATGCGACAAGCCTGATCCGCCGGGACGGGGCGGGCGCGGAGAACTGCAATGCGCTGGCCGATGTGCCGGACCTTGACGTCTCGCTGGATCGCCTCTCCGCGCTGGTGCCGGCGGTGCAAAGCGTTTCCCTCGTCTCGGCCTGGTTCGGCGATGATCTGCGCGCGGGCGTCTGCACGGTCAAGCCGAAGGTCGAAGTGGCGGCAAAGACCACCACGCCCGAATGGTCCGTCGGCGGGCTGCCGCGCCCGTCCTACGGGGTTGTGAGCCGGATCGAAGGGCGTCCCGTCTATGGCGGCACGCCTTCGGATGCGAGCATCGTGCAGGCCATTCAGGAGCTTCGGGCACGGGGCAAGCGGGTGACCTTCTATCCGTTCTTGATGATGGATATCCCGCCGGGCAACACCCTGCCGAACCCCTACAGCGCCAGCGCTGCCGGGGTCGGGCAGAGCGTGTTCCCTTGGCGCGGGCGGATCACCTGTTCTCCGGCGGCGGGCGTCACCGGATCGCCAGACAAGACGGCGGCGGCAGCGACGCAGGTGGCGGCCTTCTTCGGCACGGCGCTGCGGACGCAGTTCGCCATCAGCGGCACGACGGTAACCTTCACCGGCTCAGGCTCTGACTGGGGCCTGCGCCGGATGATCCTGCACTATGCCCACCTCTGCGCCGCGGCGGGCGGGGTCGATGCCTTCCTGATCGGCACGGAAATGCGCGGCCTGACCCAGATCAGAAGCGCGGCAGGCACCTATCCGGCAGTCGCCGCCTTTCAAACGCTGGCGGCCGACGTGCGCGCAATCCTCGGGCCGGGCACCAAGCTCAGCTATGCCGCCGACTGGTCGGAATACTTCGGCCATCAGCCGCAGGACGGCAGCAACGACGTCTGGTTCCACCTCGACCCGCTCTGGGCGGACGCGAACATCAACTTCGTGGGAATCGACAACTACATGCCCCTGTCGGACTGGCGGGACGGAACGGCCCATCTGGACGCGCTCAACTGGCCGGATATCCACGACCGCGCCTATCTGCAGGCGAACATCGCGGGGGGCGAGGGCTTTGCGTGGTACTACGCCACCGACGCTGCCCGGGCGGCGCAGACGCAGACGACGATCACCGACGCAGGAGCGGGCAAGCCGTGGGTCTTCCGCACCAAGGATGTCCGCAACTGGTGGGCGAACCCGCATTTCAACCGCCCGGGCGGTACCGAGAGCGGATCGCCCACTCCTTGGGTGCCGCAGTCCAAACCCATCTGGTTCACGGAGATCGGCTGCCCGGCCATCGACCGGGGATCGAACCAGCCGAACGTGTTCGTCGATCCGAAGTCGTCGGAATCCTTCGCGCCGCACTTCTCGCGCGGCTGGCGCGACGACGCGATCCAGCGGGCCTATCTGGAAGCCTCGTGGCTCTGGTGGGGCAACGCGGCGAACAACCCGACCTCGGGCGTTTACGGCGCGCCCATGCTCAATCTGGCGGAATGCGCCGCCTGGACCTGGGACGCCCGACCCTATCCGTTCTTCCCAGGCCGCTCCGATATCTGGGCGGACGGGGCCAACTGGCGGCTTGGCCACTGGCTTACCGGGCGGCTCGGTGCCGTGTCGCTCGCTGCGCTCGTGCGGGCGCTCTGCACCCGGGCGGGCCTGTCCGCCGCCCGCATCGACGTCTCGGGCCTCTGGGGCGCGGTCGAGGGTTATGTGATCTCCGCGCTGGAAAGCCCCCGCACCTCGATCGACGTGCTGGCGCGCCACTTCGGCTTCGACGCCGTCGAGAGCGAGGGCAAAATCCGCTTCGTCATGCGGGGTCGCGCGCCGGTCCTGTCGGTCACGCCGGACGCCATGATCGCGGGCGGCGGGGGTCTTGATGATGGGGGCAAGGGCGAGCCGCTGGAAATCGTCCGGGCGCAGGAATCCGAACTGCCACAGGCACTCAAATGGACCATTGCCCGCGCCGACGAGGACTATGACGCCGCCATCGTCGAGGCCCGCAGGATCACGGTCGACAGCACCCGGATCGCCGCCGTGGCCTTTGCGATTGCCGTGCCGCCCGAGGAGGCTGAACGGCGCTGCCGCCGCGCGCTGGTCGAAGCCTGGGTGGGGCGCGAGACGGCGACCTTTCGGCTGCCACCCTCACGCCTTGCCCTCGACCCCTGCGATGTGGTCGGCCTCGTGATCGACGGGCGCACCCTGCAGATGCGGATCGTGCAGACGGCGGATGCGGACGCCCGGACGCTGGACTGCGTCCGGCAGGACCGCGAGGCCTATGATCTGCCGCCGGGCGAACCGCGCCTCGCATCCATCGCGCGCCCGGTGGTCTTCGGTCAGCCCGACGTCGCCTTAATGGACCTGCCGCAGCTTCGAGAGGATGTGCCCGCGCATCGCCCGTATCTCGCCGCCGATGCCGCCCCGTGGCCGGGCGCGCTGGGCGTGTATCGCAGCCCGGCGCTCGACAGCTTCGCCTTCCTGACCGGCGTCGACGGACGCGCCCGGATGGGCAGGCTTGCCTCTGCGCTGTTCGCGGGCCCGGTGAGCCTCTTCGATCTGGGTAACTCGGTGCTGG